CCCCCTGCCATAATTTTAAGGTGGTTGAGTTTATGAGAAAGAAAGTAGAAGAAACGGCTGAAAAGATTGTAAAAAGTATTCCTGCATCTGATAATGGTGCTGGTGTGCTATGTACAACTAAATCTGGTCAGAAATTTCAGATTAGTCAGAATGTAGAGAAGATGAAATTCACTTTATGGAAAGTTGTCGATAAGGGGTTTATAAAAGTAAAAATAGCAAATTCACCAGTTGATTTGTATGATTTTGTTCCTTGGGATAAGTAAATAGTTTATATGCGGGAGTGTCGGAATTGGTAGACGATGCGGACTTAAAATCCGCTGGCCTGTGGTCGTGAGGGTTCGATCCCCTTCTCCCGTACCAGCCGCCTTGGGTAAGCGGTGTGATGTTCTCCCTTTCTTTGCTATAACAAACTTTGTTGCTGGAGTTACAATATGACTTGACAAGGCACATTGAAAAGTAATTGTTTTAGACAGCAATACCACAATAGAGGATAGAATGGGCAGCTATCACCATGCCAGATTGTGCGTACTGGCGAAAAGGAGATGCCGAAGTGTCGCTCGGCCTATTGTGGATTTATCTGGATGTAGCTTAATGGTAGAGCGCATGATTTGGGATCATGTAGGTTTCAGTTCGAGTCTGAATATCCAGACCAGAGTATTCTTGTTTACACATTTCCTCCAAAATGTAATATGATCTGTGTTAGATAAGGGTCACGGTTGCAGCCGCTCCAGTGCAATTCTGGTGAATCTAACGTAAAGGCCAAGGATCAATAGTCCTTGGTCTTTTTATATTTGTGATTAGGAGGGATATATGAATAGTAAACGAATTGGGAATATTGGAGAAGCAAAAGTTCTTGCTAAATTTGTTGAAATGGGTATCCCTATTTATATTCCATTTGGTGATGATGAAAAAGCTGACTTAGTTGCTGAATTTAATGGAAAGCTGAACAAAATTCAGGTGAAAACATCTATTAAATCTAAGAATGGATGTTCAATATTTGATTTAACATCATCAACCGCACATAGGACTAACGGAGGAAGAAGAAAATATTCAAATTCTGAAATTGATTATTTTGCTTTGTATAGTCTTGATAGAGATAAAATTTATTTGATGAAGGCTCCTGATAATCCTATGACGGCAATTACTATTCGGTTTGAAGATACAAAGAGCGGAAAGAAAATTGGAGTGAATTATGAATCTGATTTTCTGATCGAAAATATTTTAAATATATAAATTGAGTGAGGTGGCAGTATGGCGAGAAAAACAGGCAGTTCTAATACTGCCAGAAAACCAGTTGTTAAAAAGGTGTGTTCTGCTTGTGGAAAAGAAAAGCCGATTACACGTGATTTCTTTGTAAGTTATAATCCATTACATAAAGATGGAAGAATCCCTATGTGTAAAGATTGTATTAAGAATGCCTGTTATAATGATGATGACGAATTTGATATTGAAAATTTCAAATCGTTATTGCGTCAATTAGATAAACCTTTTATTCAAGCATTGTGGGATAAATCTGAAGAAGAAGTAAAGAAAAATGTTGGTTCTGATGATGTATCTAATGATGGCATTATTGGAAAGTATTTGAAAAACATTTCTTTGCAGCAACATAGAAACAAAACTTGGAAAGATAGTAATTTTAGTGGCGGTTCAGAATCCGCTATTGAAAGTTCACGGCGAAAGTCAATGAACGCCGAAAAAGTTTATTATTTATCTGATGAAGATTTTGTTGTTACAGAAGATGTAATTCGGTTGTTTGGTGAAGGATATACAGCAAAAGAATATGAAACCATGAAACGGATTTATGAGGACAGTAAACAAGACTATCCTAATATTTCTACCAGCCAAAAGAATCTTTTATTGCGGTACGTTCGGTTTGCTTCCAAAGAAGAAATTGCAACAAGTTCTGGTGGAATTGCTGATGCTGAAAAATGGTCAAAGCTGGCTTCTGAAGCATTAAAGCAGTTAAACGCTATTGATGTTCAAGGTGGAGTCACGTGTTTTTCAGAGTTCTTTCAGAAATTTGAACGAGAGCAGGATATAACAAGAATCCTTCCGCAATTCAAATACAGGCCAAATGATGCTCCAGATTTCATTATTTGGTGCTATGTGAATTATTGTCGCCGCTTGGAGGGTAAGCCAGAGGTTGATTATGCTGATGTATATAAGTTCTATGATGATAAGGTTGCCGAATATCTCAAACAGTATGGTGATCCTTATGGAATTTTTAAAGATGATACAACGTTAGTCAATAGGGAAAAGATTTCAGAGTTCATTAAGTTACCTCCTGATTATTATGGGGATGGTGAGTAAATGACTACTGAAGAACTTAAAAAGGCTGAATATTTTGCAAGTTGGTGGATTTGGTATCCTGATTTAGCACTTGATTTAATGGCCCCACAGGAGGGAGCAATTAAGTTACATACAGATCAGCGTGTTTTCATGAGAGCAGGAACACGATTCTTTAGTGAACATGGTTGCTTCAATCGAGGATACGGAAAGACGTTTCTTGAATTTGCAAATATGGTTATTGTCTGTATTAGGTATCCAAATATTGAACTTGCGTTGACGGCACAAACAAAAGAGAATGCCGCAGCACTGTTAAAAGACAAATATAATGAATTGGTGCGGTACTATCCAATGTTAGCCAAAGAAATTGTTAAAACAAGTTTTATTAAGGGTGATGCTTTAATTGTTTTTAAGAATGGAGCCAGAATTGACGCATTAGCCAATGCACAAACCAGTAAAGGCCAACGTAGGAAAAGAATTAGCATCGAGGAATCAAACTTGATGGATAATGTAATCTTTGAAGATGCACTTGAGCCTGTTGTGGAAGTTGGTCGTACTACGTGTGGTAAAATGGCGGTTGTAAATCCTGAAGAACTTAATCAGCAAATCAATTTCTATACTACTCCGGGCTTTAGAGGTTCCGATGAGTATAATCGGAATTTGTCGATGTTCCATGATATGCGTGATTTGAATGGTAAGATTGTATTAGGTTCAAATTGGATGCTTGGTTGTTGGTATGGGCGTGGATCGAGTAAAAGTACAATTCTTAAAAAGAAAAAAGATATGTCGCCTATTGCTTTTGACATGAACTATGGTGGTAATTGGGTTGGTAGTTCAACAGGTGCACTTGTAAATATTAATCGTCTTATGAATTGTCGTACCTTAACTGCTCCAGAAATAAGTGCATCAAGTGATGAAGATGAATACTATTTAGGTGTTGACGTTGCACGTTCGCAAAATAAAAGTAATAACCAATCTTCTATTGCTGTAGGTAAAGTAATTCGTGGTGCTGATGGAAAGATCGTAGAAATTCAGTTGGTGAATTTAATTCATGTTCCCAATACATTTAGCTTTACAACACAAGCAATTATGGTAAAACGAGTAAGAAAGCGGTATCATGCTCGAAAGATTGTGGTGGATGGAAATGGTCTTGGTAGTGGATTGATAGATGAATTGTTAAAATCACAAAATGATCCTCTTACTGGTGAGACTTATCCAGCTTGGGACACAATGAATACTACTGCGGAGCCTGAAACTCCAAAAGCCGAACAGTGTTTATATGACCTTAAAGCACAATCTTGTCAGACACAGATTCTTTCTAATTTTATTAACGTTATTGATTCTGGAATATTGCGTTTTCTTGAAAGTAGGAATGGCGGAGATGATTATGGAATTCGTACTAATGAAGATTTAAATTCCAAAGTTATGCCATATGTTCAAGAAGAATTGTTCTTTCAAGAAGTTGGTAATCTTAAATTAACTCAAAATGGTAAGAATCTATCTGTTGAAAAAGTGGTTAATAAATTTGATAAAGACCGATTTTCGGCAACTGCATATTTACTATACTTTATTATTAAAGTTGTAGATGCAGATAATCGCAAAAGTGATGTTGATATAAAATCTTTTGCGAAAAGATTACAAGCGTTGAATCGTAGACCTAAAATGTATTAAGAAAGGACGGTGATTTGGTGTCAAAGACAAAAGTGATTTATTCTAAAGTAGATTATGAGCGTGATTCAAAATCTTTTGATGATTCTGTCAGTGGCAAAAGCCGTTTAGACTTAGGTGCATTTAGAAGGCTTATGGTTCACGATCTATGTACAAATACAGAAATATTGCGGTCATATAAGGTTGGCGGTTATCCTCTTGAACGGATTCAAGACGCATTAAACAATCCAGCCGCCCATTCAAATATGATTATTGAGGTTAGCAGATATTTGATGAATATTTCGCAATTCTATATGCGCCTTAATAATTATTTTTCAAAAATGGGACTTTTCAATTACAACATTGATATATATGATGTAAAAACTGGCGAGATGGATTCTGATGAAAAGATCGCAAAAATGCGTGATGCTTTTGCAAATGTTTGTTCTGAATTTGAGAAAATGGGATTCAAACACGAAATGTCGAAGATTATGAGCATTTTAACAGTCGAAGATGTTTATTATGGTTTGATTTTTGAAGATGGATATGACTTTTTTATTCACAAAATGAATCCATCTATATGTCGAATTAAGCAAATTCAGGATGGCGTGTATAATTTCAAAATCAGATTAAGTGGTGTCAATCCTCTTGAAATTACATCATATCCTACTTATGTTCAGCAAGCATATATTGAGTATCGAAATGGCGATGATTATTTTGATGGATGGTATGTGCCGCCAGCAGATAAACAGGTTTGTTTTAAGCTGAATGAATCATGCTTATATCCTATGCCGTTATTGTTGGCATTGGTAAAGGATATTCTTGATTTAGATGTATATAAGAAATTGAAAATGCAAAAGGCCAGAGTAGACAATTATAAGGCTATTGTGATTGAAATTCCTATTGATGAGGATGCGGTTGATAAACCGTTGTTGACTGATGAAACACTTGCTGTATTTGCTGAGATGAATAAAGCTAATATGCCTGATGATATTGGTTTGATTCATGCTCCGGGCAAAGCAACGGCGGTCAGTTTCAAAGATAATACAAACAATGCAAACAATCTGAGTGATGCAATCAAAAATATATATGACAATGCTGGCGTGTCCAGCGAATTGTTTAATAGCGGATCATCTGGAACAGCTTTTAAGCTGGCCTTAGAGAATGATGCCGCTTTTATTTATGCCTTTTATAGACAGTGTGAACGCTATTTTACACGGTTTATTAAATTGCGTAGATATAACAAACCGACATATAAGTTCGCTTTGCGTATTCAAGATTCAACAGTATTTAATCGTCTTGAAGTAGCGGATGCGTTTTTGAAAGCAGCACAAAATGGAGAACCATTTAAGATTGATTATGGTGTTGCATTAGGCAAATCGCCCAGCAGACAGCTTGGTAGCTTATTCTTAGAAAATCATGTTTTGAAATTGCATGAAGAATATATTCCTTTAGCAACTTCTTATACGTCTACTGGCGAGGATGTTTCAGGTGGTGGTCGCCCCACAAATGAAAGCAAAGGTTTGGATTTAACTGAAGAAGGTGAAACCACAAAGGATACCGATGCTAATTTGAATCGTTAATACCACCTTCGGGTGTTATTAAAATTTTGCAGAAAGGCGGTGATGAGGAAAGTGAGTCATGAACGAAAAAATTTGCCAGTTTCTTTTACTATTAATAGCTGTACGGAAACAGAAGATTCGAGATTTCTTGCCATAACGATTGACGTTTTACATACAGGTTTGAATTTTAACGGCAGTATTTTTGACAAAGAAGTTGTTGATGCAAATGCCGAAAGTATCAAGAATACTCCAGTATTGGGGTATATCGCTCTGAATCCAGACGGAGAATTAGACTTCCAAGGCCATGAATACAAAACTGTTAAAGACGGAAATGGCAAAGATTATGTGTATGCTGGTTCTGCTTATGGTGTAATTCCAGAGTCATGTAACTATCGTTGGATTGAAAAAGTTTGTTCCGATGGAATTTGTCGGGAGTTCTTTCAGGTTGATGCCCTTTTGTGGACTAAATTTGATGACGCAGTTACTATTTTTGAACGTGACGGCGGTAAACCGCAAAGCATGGAATTAGAACTTTCTTCAATCACTGGCGAAGAAAATGACGATGGCACTTTTACCTTCACAGGATTCAATTTTGAAGGTTGTTGCCTTTTGTCATCGACAGATGAGCGTATTCAACCAGCAATGATTGATAGTGAAGCTGTTGCTAAATTTACTGTTCAGTCCATTGCTCAAGAAATTAAAGATAAATTGCATGAGTACACTGTTTCTGTTGAAAAATCAAGTATTAAGGAGGATAGTGATATGCCAAAGGTTCCTGAGACAAATTTTACCTTGAACTTGATGGAGCAGATTGATGAAATTCGTGCTGTGCTGGGCGAAAAGAAGTATCGTGACAGTTGGGGCTACGAGTGTTCTCAGTATTGTTTTGTTGATGTTCAGGGTGACGAAGTCATTGTAATGGATCGTGCTGACCATTATCGTATTTATGGTATGAAGATGAACATGAATGGTGATAAGATCAGCGTTGATTTCGCAACCGCAAGTCGAAAGAAAACTACATATTCTGATTTCGAGGACGGTGCGGAAGATTCTGCGCCGTTTGTTTTTGAACAGGCGGTTTCTGATGTTGCTACATATATGAGTGGTCAGGTTGATGCAGCTAATGAGGAAAAGGCTACAGCAGAGGCCAACTATACAGCCGTTAAGGATGAGTTGGATGAAATGAAGCCAAAGTATGATGCTTATGTGGTTGCCGAACAGCAACGTGAAGCGGCTGCTATTGAAGCGGCAAAGGATGCAGAGTTCAGGAAGTTCGATCAGCATTTGGCTGATTGTGCTGATTATACCACACTGAAGAAGAATCGTGATAAGTATACGCTGGAGGATATTCAGGGTCAGTGTGCGATTCTTTTTACGCAGAAAAATTTGAATGCAAACTTTGGTCGTAAGCCAAAGGATACTGCTGCGCCAGTGGTCGCAGATGTGTTCCAGCAGACTCCAGCAGCGGAGGTTAATTCTCGCTATGGTGTGCTGCCAACTAAGAAAGATTAATTGAAAGAGAGGGATTAAGACTATGGATAAGAATTATACTGTCGTTGAGACTTCTAAGATTGCCGCTGTTCGTGCTGGTCATCTGTATAGTCTGATTACTGATGTTGATGTGGAGAACGGGCACATTGGTTATGTTGGCGATCTGGCCGCTGATGTTGAGGGTCTGGAAACTCACGAGTTTTTGGCTCCTACTGCTGATTTGATTGGTAAGGATCGTGTTGTACTGGTTGCTAATCCTGAGTGGGATTATGATGAGACACGGCGTACTAATCAGGCTCTTTACAACTACATTAATGAGGCTGATCGTCCTTTCCGGGGTTATGATCTGATTGCTCATGATGTGTATGCGGTGAGCAAGGAAGGCATTAATTTGGGTTCTGCTGATGCCCCGGAGGTTGGCAAGTACGTAATTGCCGAGGCTGGTAAGACTACTGTGAAGATGGTTGAAAAGGCCGATACGACTGGTCAGGGTTTTATTGGTAAGATTATCGGTACTGCCAAGCGTGGCCTTGGTTGGAGAACCGAAGGTGGCAAGCAGTATGGTCGCCCTTACATTATCTACTTTATCGAGATTCTGCGTAACGATATTGTGGGCTAATTGAAAAGAAGAAAGAGAGGTATTGAATATGGCTTGTGATATGAGTAAGCTGGCTAATTTCTCTACTGAGAAGCAGCAGTTGATCGCACTTGGTATTGATACTTATACTGGTGATGTGGCAAATTATGTTGCCAAGGATGTTGATACAAGTGCTGGTAGCATGGATTCTGAAATGCGTGAGCGTTTTGAAAAGGATGTTCTGCATGGCGAGAAATACAATTATCGTACTTATCGTAAGTATAAGAATGACATTTTTGAGATTATTGAAACTGTTCTGGATCAGACTTTGCCTGAAGGTTGGAACGAGAATGAGTTCTTCAATCGCTTTGTTGAAACTATTCGTGTTGATTTGGGTGATAAGAATGAGTTCTATGCCGAGGATAATGGCAACTTCATTGTTTCCAAGTTTAGCGGCAACCATTGGGATACTATTCGTGAGCGCATGGATATGGGCAAGTCCTTCTCCGTGGAAACTTCTTGGTGGGAAGTTCATTTCTACAATGAGTTTGAGCGGTTTATGAAGAATATTGATTCTTGGACTAAGCTGATGGATAAGGCTCGTAAGTCTTTCCTGCAAGCGTTCCAGAATGCCGTGTATGCTGCGTTTGCTGATATGAGTGATATGGCTCCAGAGGGCTTTGTTGGTCATGGTGCGCTGTCTACCGATACCGAGCGTGACAATCTGCTTGAACTGATTGAGAAGGTTGAAACCGCTAATGGTGTGAAGCCTGTTCTTGTTGGTACTGGTGCTGCTTTGCGCAAGCTACAAAAGAATATTGATGAGAATTGGATTCCTGAGTCTGCCAAGGAAGAGCGTAAGCGCAACGGCGTGATTTCCAGTTGGGAGGGTTATGATCTGATGCCCATTCCACAGGTGTTCAAGCAGGGCACTTTTGATTTTGCCCTGTCTACGACCAAGATTCTGATTGTGGCTACTAATGCGAAGCCTATCAAGTTTGTGTTTGAGGGCGATTCCCGTCTGAAGGAGACAACTGATAATCGTGAGAATATGGATATGACTCTTGAAGGCCAGATTCAGGTTAAGGCTGGTTTGGCTGCTGTTACCAGCGACTTTATTGGGCATTGGGATTTGGCCTAATTAAATCCTAAATACATATTGGGAGGCGTTAAAATTGGCACAGGAAAATAAGAATTTGAATCCTGATAATGGGGCGGCAGAACAGGTCGCCCCTGCCACTTCCAACGTTTTAAATGATGATACGAGGATTGTAGTAGAAGCACGTGTTCCTGCTGTATATTATACTTGTCCAGTTACATTTGAAACTTTTTCTTGGTTGGAAGTCGGTGATACACAGGAAATGACTTTTAAGCAGCTTCGTATTATGAATACAAAGCATCCACGTTATTTCACTGAAAAGTGGCTTCTGCCTAATGATGAAACTGTTATGAAGAAGTTACACTTGGATAAGATTTATGCGACAAAGGTAAGCCGTTCTGATATGAAGCGGTTCTGCGGAGATAACATTAAAGATGTTGATGAATTGCTTTCTGGACTGGATTCCAATGCTAAGACAGAATTGACACCTAAGATTGTCAAATATGTTAAAGACGGTAAGATCGCTAATGTAAAAATGATTCGGCTGCTTGAGAAGAAGTTGGGCATTGAATTGATGGATTTAGTGTAAGGAGGTGATTCCTTATGGGTACGCCTTACACCGAACTTTATGAAAGTGTTTTATCTAAAATAAAAGATTATGACTTTTTGAATCTGGAAGAATCTGAAATTTATGAGGTTCTTTCAGATTATTTACGTCCTGCGGTTGCGGCCTTTAGAGGTTGCAGACAAGATTTATCACAAAGGAACAAGGTCAAGTTTAAGTGCAAGTTGACAGATACAGAAATTGAAATTTTATCGAATTATATGGTAATCAATTATCTGGATAGCAATTATATTCGTGTTCCACTTATGCTCAAGCAAACACTTTCAAGTAAAGATTTCAATGCGTTTTCACCAGCAAACCATTTAGGTAAAGTAATGGAAGTACGTGAGAAATATAGAAAAGACAATGAGACTTTATTATCACGGTATCGCTGGATTAAACGAGAAGATTAGGAGGTGATTGTTTGTGGGAGGTTATCAAAATTTTCTTCGTAGAATGAATGCTGGAGGAAATACAATGCGAAATGAGCAGATTGAAAATGCTTTGCATTTAGTTCGACAAACTTTTGCAGATGATCCTTCCTATATTCCTGATGGTGTAACCGTATGGAATTCAGAACGAATTATTCATCCCCGTATCTATACGCAGCGGTATCGTTCTACTTCGCCAGCACAGGCAAATATTCAGACATTAATTCATGAGCCTATTTATATGGGTGATGTGATTCCTTGGCCTAAACATGGATACTGGTTGTGTGTGAATGCCAATAACTTACATGGCATTCAATGGGAAGGAACTTTGTCGTTCTGCAATTATAAGGTAAAATTCTTTTCGCCATTGACTAAAGAAATTGTGGAGTATCCGATTAGTGTTATCAACTCAACGCAGTACGGTAGCGGTGAAACAGATAGATATGATGAGAAATTACATATGACTATCGGCACATCGCAAATGATTGTGTATATCACATTTGATGAGCATACTCGCTTAATTGATGGTGGTTTTCGCTTCTTGTTGGATAGGAATATAGAAAGACCAACAGCGTTTGAAGTGAAGCAAGCAGATACAATTAGCTATTCGGATGCTGGAGAAAGAGGGTATATCCATTTGACTGTTGCAGAGGATCAGTATGATCCAAAGCGTGATAACAAAGAATTGATGATTGCTGATTATACTTTTGATCCTGTGGGAACAGGTGCAGAACTGAAAGAAAAACCTGATATGTGGATATGAGGTGATTGAATGGCTTTATTACATGAATTGAAAGAGTTTCGCAGTAAGATTAACCAAAAACTTTGCAGCGATCAGAAAATTGTTGATTTGATTAATGATAAGCCAAATTCACCAATTCCAGATCGAGATTTGATGTATAAACGAATTTACCCGTATGCCTATACGCCAGAGGCCGTAAAGGATACGGGTACTTTTATTTGTCATCGTATTTATGTGCCTGATGTAATGAATAAGACGTTTAAGAAAATGTCGATTGTCTTTTATGTGTTTGTTCATCAAGATAATATTCGTACAAGTGATGGGTTGCGATATGATTTAATTGCAGAGCGAATTGAAGAAATGTTTAACGGAACAATGGAGTTTGGTGTTGGTAGGATGCGATTGGTCGAAATAAATGATATTAGTCCTGCTCCTAAATTTCATGGAATTTCGTTAGAATACTCTGTTTCTGAATTCAATCGTCCTACTATCAATGGCGATCCGAGGGCTGGTGCTGAAACATGATCCAGAAACCAAATTTACTTAAAGTTAGAAATTACAAGGTAAATGATAAAATTTCGGTTCATGTTCCAACCGTAGATGAGATTTTTGATTTTGGCGATCAGAAGTATTATAGCATTGTTCAAACTCTTGTAGCCACGCCATTTGATTTAATGGTCGAACTTGATGATATTGGGATTGACTATGAAACAATTACAGATTACCAGTTGTTCATTTTGATGATGGAGTCCATTGCAGTAAACGAAGATGATACATCTATATTATTTGGAGATTTGAATTTAAAGGGCTTTCAAGAAGCTGTTAATCCTCAAAATGGTGAAAAGGTTCTTTGGAGCAAAGATAATGATATTGTAATCGACCAAATGATTGCTTTGGAAATTTGTAATGCGATTCGCAAGATTCATTTTTGGGAGGCTCCCATTGGTCGTGCTGGTAATGCAGAGGCTAAAAGATACTTAATTGAACGTAATCGCAAAAAGAAAAAACGACTCGCTAAGAAACCTTACAAGTCATTTTTGGAAAGTATGATTATTTCTCTTGTTAATACGGAGGAATTTCCATACAACTATGAAACTGTTATGGAACTTAGTGTATATAAGCTAAATGCGAGTTGGCGACAGATTCAGAAAAAGAAACATTGGGAACAAACAATGAACGGTGTCTATTTTGGAACTGTCGATACTACAAAAATTAATCTTGAGAAGATTAATTGGCTGTCACCAGAATGAAAAGTTCTGGTGATTTATTTTGAAATAATAAAGGAGGATTCAATATGTCTAACGTTGTTGTTAATGATCTGTCTATCACAAGTCTTGAGACTATCATGGCATTTGGTATCAATGGCGGCGCACATCGGTTTACTTTGGATGAGTTGCAGAACGCTACTATTGCCAATAGTCAGGACAATACCGCTCTGACTGGTAAGGGTGGTCGTACTATTGGTCAGTTGAAGCGGAATAAGTCTGTTACTGTGTCTGGTACTAACGGCATGGTTTCTATGGGTCTGGTCGAGGTTGAGGTTGGTTCTGTCGGTGAGCATCGGGATTCTACCCCTGTAAAGATTCCTGATTATCTGGTTGTTAATACCAATAAGGCCACTACAAATTATAAGGCTGTCGGTACTGCTGGTAACGAGATTCAGGAAGTTATCGTGAAGAACTCTGATGGCACTATCAATAAGCGGTTGACTCAGGATGCTACTGCTGCTGATGGCAAGTTTGCTTATGATCCTGCTACTAAGGAACTGACTTTTGCCGAGGGCGAGATTGCTGACGGTACTGCTATTGTTGTGTATTACACTCGTAATGTTGAGGGTGATGTTATCAGCAACATTTCTGATAACTATTCTGAGACTGTCGAGATGTATGTAGATGCGCTGGCTGAAGATAAGTGCCACAACATTTATCATGTTCAGTTCTACATTCCTTATGCTGACTTTACTGGTGCGTTCGATCTGGCAATGGGCGATAGTCAGACCACTCATGGTTTTGAGGCAACCAGTTTGGCTTCTGCCTGTACCACTGGTGGCACTAAGTTTTGGGATTTGACAGTCTTTGGTGCGGATGCTGCTGATGCCGAGGATGCTGGGGCGGTTGAAAACCCTTAATTGGGTCTGACCGCCTAACCATTCCCGCCCAAGGTCAGACTCTATTGGGCAAGTCGGTTTCTGATTTAATTGGAACAGATGTAAAGGTGTATGCTGACGGTACTGTAACAGGTACACTTAAAAATGTAAGTGGATTTACTGAATTCAATTCTTCTGATGTAAATGAACAGTCTGGACATTATTTCCCGCTGCATCTTACACAGACAGGTACTAAGATGACTTTGAAAACTAACGGCGTAGCGAAAGCAGGAAAAGAGAATATGGCTTTTGATCCTGATATTCTTTTCCGTGTTTCTGATAAGAATACCACTTTCACTATTGATGTTGATGGTAAGGAAGTTGTCACATTGAACTTTAAGAATGCCACTTTTGCTTAATTGAGGTGATTGAATATGGCGACACGTTCCATTCCATGTCGTGTATGCGGAAAGATGTTTACCCCTTGTAATAAAACAAGTGGTGCGCTTGGTGCATTCAATTATCGTGAAATTGCTTGCGGCCCTGAATGTGGTGCTGAATATTTGCGCCGTGTTCAGGCTGCACGACAAAAGCCTTCTGATGCCCCGGACACAACAGTGTCTACGGATGACAAGAAAGTGAATGTCGGTAATCCAGAGCAGAAGCGTACTCGTGGTAGACCTAAAAAGAAAACAGATTAATGAAAAGTGGGAGGGCTTATGTCCTCCCATTTTTAATCTTATGGAGGAATAAGATGACTTTAAATTTGGTATCGGAAATTCCACCATCTGTAAATCATTATTTAGCATATCGTGCAATTATGCGAAATGGTAAACCATTAGCTATGAGTTATAAAACACCAGAAGCTACACGGTATCAAGCGAGGTTTGCAAGGTATGTTGCCAAACAAGTAAAAGAACAAGGATGGAATTTAACTCCGAATAAAACACAACACTTTTATGTAGATTGTATTTTCTATTTCCCACGGGTTGATATGGATTGCAATAACTATTTTAAATGTATGCTCGATGCTATTACAGATAGTGGAAAGATTTGGGTTGATGATAATGTTGTTTGTGAACGTGTAAATGGTATTTATTATGACACAGAAAACCCAAGAGTAGAAATACAAATTACACCAGTTGACTACATAGGTATATTTAAGGATATATCTCAATTAGAAAAATTTGAATCTAATTGCATCGGTTGTAATAGATACAAACGAAATTGTAGTATTTTGCAAAGAGCAAAAGATGGAAAGATTCAGAACGAAATTCAGAATTTTACTTGTTGCAAATTTAAATCGAAATTAAAGGAGAATTGATATGGGAAAAATTACAAAGAAGTCTATTAATGCGCTGATGGATGTTTATAAGCGTAATTCTACTGATACAGTATTAAAAATGACTGATCCACAGGATGATAGTAAAGTCATTATGGAAATTGTTCTCAAAACGTCTTTAACAATTCCTGAAAAGGGTATGTTTGTGGATCGTGTTGTAATTCCTTGTTTTGATGTTGAAGGCGATTTTATGCCACAGTATCTCGATCCGCTGTTTATGATTACATTGCTCCAGATGACAACTAATGTACCGCCCATTGAAGATGTAATTCCTATCGTAGATGAAGCTGGTAATGAAACTGGCGAAAAGACTACGATCATTAATATTGAAAAGACATATGAACTTTGTAAAGCAATCAATCTTGTGAAAAATGCTACAGATGTAAAGTATCAGGCTTTGATTGCTGAGTTGCGTCAGATGGTAGCGGATAAGTTGGCCTATGTTAAGGATATTAATGCAAGAAAAGCATCTAACTCTTTGGCAATTTTAAGGCCATTGCTTGATGTTGTTGCAAATGCAACAACAAATACAAATTTAATGGAAACATTAACACAGCTTGCAAATGCAATGGGCGTTTCTGAAGGCGAAACAGGTGATAATGTAATTCCGCTCTTAGATAGGAAATAATCATGTCATTAGACAAGATTATAAAAAATCTTGATATTACTAAAGTAAAAGCTCCATCTGGATTAACATTATCACAAGAGTTGGTGAATGCAGCTAATTTATTAAGAGATTGTATTCAAGAACAAATTAACCGTGAAACAATGGGGAATTGCATTTCAACTTCTGATTTAGCAGATATTCAAGTCGATGGAAACACTTTGACAATTACGCTGAAAATTCAGAATTCAAAGCGTCCGTCAATTTTTAATGAATCAAACCACAAGTACGCAAATGTGTTTTGGCTCATTAATGATGGATTTGTTGTGCAAAAAGATTGGCACTTTAATGGGTTTGCTCATAAAGAGCGATGGGTTTATCGCAAAGCAGAACATTTTGTTGAACATGGAATCACTGATTTTAATAGCAAAACCAAATTGCCAGTAAAGATTAAATTGATAAAAAGACCTGATATATATTATTGGGAAGAATAAAATCGCCTCTTTCTTTAAGAAGGAGGCGACAATTTTTTGTAATGGAGGTGAATGAAATGCCTGATGTAGATGGTCAGATTGTATTGGGTTTAGATATAGCGCAAACTACTCAACAAATGAGCCAAGATTTAGATACCGTATTAAAACGCATTAGCAAAAAGGAAATTACTTTAAGTGCAAAGATTGATAACATTAATTTTGGTAATGCTGCGGCTCAAATTAGGAATGCAACAAACCAGATTAATCAGGAGTTCAATAGTACATTAAATGTGATTGATCTTGTGAATGGTGGTATTGGTAATCTTAGTCGAATGCTTCAAGGAGCAGGATTTAGTAAAGGTTCAATTTCTACTGTAACGCAAGACTTACAACGAATGAGCCTCCAGATCAATAAAATTACAACTACCATGTCTCAGAATGGTAATATTCAGTTAAAAATATCTGGAACAGATGAATTGCAGCGTGTTGTTACTATTATTCGCCAGTATGATTCTGAGACTGGTAAGGTAGTTAATACATCTAAGACCTTTGTTCAATCATTTCAAAACAATTCAAAAGCTGTTGGAGATTTTTCAAAGAAATTAGAACAGGTTCAAAATGCTATTGCAAGCAATAAAATTGAAGCTGCAATTTCAAGTCTTAACGCTAAATTTGAATCATTAGGAAGTACAGGACATGAACGCTTGGCGGCGATTCAAGCAGATTTACAAACTTTAAATTCTTTGCAACATACCATGTCTACCGCACAAAATAATTCTGATTTAGTATCAGCATATCAGCAATACGAACAGGTTCTTGCTCGTGTAAAAAACAATTTAACTATTGTTACAGAAGCAATAAAAGGACATTCTACTGCGAATTCAGAAAGTAAGAGGACTGTTGATGATTTATCAAGAAGTTTACAGCAAGTTCAGAATGCTTTGGCTACGAATAAGATCGAAGCATCTATTACCAGTGTAACATCTCAATTTAATCAACTTGGTTCTACTGGACATGAAAAGCTGTCGCAGATTCAAGCAGATATTCAAACGCTTAATTCTTTACAGCAAACAATGAAAACCAGTACAGATAATAGTGTATTGGTAAGTAGTTATCAGCAATATGAAGAAGTTCTTGCTCGTGTTAAAAATAATCTTTTGATTGTTACAGTTGCGACACGGGATCAGGCTACGGCAACAAAAGAAGCTGCCCAAGCGCAGAATACATTAAATAAATCTGCTACACTCTCAAATAAGATTGAGTTGTGGATGAATCAAAATGCAAAAGCTGCTGAAAAATATAGAGAAGAACTTAAAAAGCTACAAAACACGTTAAAGAACAATACAGATGCTTCAAAACTTACATCGGTAAGTACAGCATTTGCTAAGATTCAATCCGAGGCAAAAGCTGCTGGCCTCACTACAAACACATTTGCTCAATCTATTAAGAATGTTGGATTACAATTACTTGGATTGACAAGTGGTGTAGTAGTAATCCGTAGAATTATATCTGCGATCCGTGAAGGTGTCAGTACAATTATTGAATTGGATGATGCGCTTGTAGACTTACAAAAGACTACTACTATGTCTGGTGCAGATTTGGTTGCATTTTATTCAGAAGCAAATAAGGCGGCAAAAGAACTTGGTGTAACGACAAAGGATATTATTCAATCTGCTGCGGATTGGAGCCGATTAGGATTCTCTGATAAAAAGAGTTCCGAAATGATGGCTAAATTAGCTGCTCAGTTTTCGGCAATCTCTCCGGGCGTTGACATGAATCAGTCTACAACTGGACTGGTAAGTGTTATTAAAGCCTATGGTATTGAGGTTGAAGATGTTCTCGATGGAGTTATGTCTAAAATAAATATTGTTGGTAATACTGCTGCTACGTCCAATCAAGAAATTATTGCTGGCTTACAAAACTCTGCTGCTGCAATGGCGGCAATGAATTCTACTTTAGATGAGAACATTGCTTTGTTTACGGCGGCACAAGAAATTTCTCAAGATGCTTCAAAAGTCGGTAATGCTTTGCGTACAATCGCAATGCGTATTAGAGGTTACGATGAAGAAACTCAGCAACTTTCAGATGATTTAGCTAATATTTCAGGCGAAGTAATTGATCTAACTAAGACAGTTTCTCGTCCTATGGGCGTTTCCTTGTTTACTGATGAGACACAAACAGAGTACAAAAGTGTCTATCAGTATTTGAAAGAAATTTCTGAAATTTATGATGAGTTGGGTGCTAAAGAGCAGCAACAGTTAATGGAAAAGCTGTTTGGCAAAATGAGAGCCAGTATTGGTCAAGCTATTCTTCAAAATTTTAGTGCTGCGGAGAAAGCAATGGATAATATGTCAAAAAGTGCTGGTAATGCTAATGCCGAAATGGAAATCATTACAGAGTCTTTGACATACAAACTTAATGCTCTTAGGGAAACTGCTGTTGGAATCATGCAAGATATTTTCCCACGTGAATCTATTGGAGCATTTATTGATGCAGGAACAAGTTTGCTTGAATTATTAGATAGCATTATTGAAGCGTGTGGTGGTTTAGGCAATACTTTGTTAATTCTTGTGGATGTTATTGCTTTACTTAATTTTAGCAAAACAGTTGTACTTGTTCAGAATCTTTGGTCCGCATTAAGCACTGGCTTTGGATTATTGCCTAAGTTGATTTCTATGTTTGGAAATCTGAAAGCTGCATGGGTTTTAGGCAAAGAAGCTGGTGGTGGTTTTATCGCCACGTTAAAAAATGCAGCAAGTGCATTGATTGGAACTGGTTCTGCTGCCAGTATTGCAACCGCTGGTATTATGGGTGTGGTTGCCGTAATTGGCATTGCTGTTGCACTGTATACTAATTGGAAAAGGAAACAAGAAGAAGCAAGGCGAGAATTAATTGAATCTGGTAACGAAGCAGCCGAAAATGCTGTGAAGGTAAAAGATTTAGCCGTTAAATACTTAGAATTGAATGATGCTGTTGATGCTGGTATTGCGTCTGTTGAAGATGCTACTGCTGCAAGAGATGATCTTATCGAAGCATTAAGTTTGGAAGAAGATAAGATTGATGAATTGATTACAAAATATGGCGATTATAAGACAGCTATCATTGAGGCGGCAAGAGAATCTATTAGAACAGACGTTAATACTGCTGTTGCAGGAGCAAATGCGGCAAAGGATCAAGTTGTTGAAGATTTAAAGACAGGTTGGTTTGGTGGTAATGCAAAATATATTAGTGTTATTGGCAATAAAGAAGATGAAGTAAAAGCGGTTAAAGATGCGTTAGAATTATTAGATTCTCTTAGTTATGAGGGAATTGATAATACTGGCACAAAAGGCGGTTCTATCTTTTTGCCAAGCGTGTATTTAACTGGTGGCGATACTGCAAAAGCATCATTTGATGATCTAATGGCAGATTATGAATATCTTGAAAATGCCATGAATGATGTTATCGAAAAATTTGGTGCTGATAATCCAGTTGCAGAAGAACTTGCATCGTTATATAACGAATATGCCGATGAGTTAAAACCAGCTATTGCCGCTATTGAAGCAGCTAACAGGGGAATTGCTTCTGATTTAGTATTGGCTCAACGTGCCATTTCTGATCCAAAAACACAAGAAGAATTTGAGGGATTTAGACAAGCGATCATTGACAATATGGAAAGTGATATAAGGTTTGATGATCGTGTTGGTTCTGTTGAAAATTATGTAGATTCTATTCTTTCTGAAAATGACACTTATAAAAAATGGTTAGATAATCTTGGCTCACAAGAGCGTGTTATTGATGAAATCACAAGAAAGAAAACTGAGATTGTAAAATCTCTTGTAGAAATGCCAGATTTTAAACTGGATTTCAAGAATATAGATTTCAAAAATATTTTTGGTGGCATTCAGGATTTTGCATCCGATATGAATGTTGCGATAGATGAGGTTAATACAGTTAGAGAATATTTAGAATCTCTTTCTGATGAACAGATTAATCTTGTGTATGACCTGATTATTAATTCTCGTGTTGAGGGATTAGATGAATTAAAGACAGCGATTGAAGCTGCAAATATTGAAAATATTGTTTCTAAAGATAAACTTAAAGAATATGAGGAATTATTCTCAAATTACCAAAGTGTTCTTAATGAAGCAGGATTATTGGGTATTGATCTGTCTAATACTGTATATGGCAATATTGATACCAATAATCGACAAATTCTTGAATGGACAGACGAAAACCTTGCTACTTATAAAGATGCGATTGAATCTTGGGGCGCAACTGTTGATGAGATGCGAGGTTCTATTTCTACAGTATTTGGTTCATCTTCGGAATATGATGGTGTAGAGATTGCGTTCTCGCCAATTTTACAAACAGAAAATGGCCCTGTGCTTTTAGATTCTCATACTGTTGATGAATACATTTGGGGGTTGATTGATAAAGCTGGAGAAGGCTGGACAAATGAAAGTTTGTTGCGGCTCGATACAGAAGGGTTAGAGATGGATGGGCAGATTATTAAAAATCTGCTTGCTGATATTGGTGATGCGGCAATTCATACTGGAGAGGCCATGCACTTTACTGGAGAAGCTGGTGCTGTTAATGAAATGTATGATGCTATCAAAGAGGCGGCTGAAGAAGCCGGTATTTCTGTCGAAGCATTTATGTACTATTTTGAGCATACTGGCAATCAAATTGCCATTCAAGCTAAAAATATCCGTGATTCTTTAAAAGGAATGTGGGATTCTGAGGACTTTGCCGATACAAAAGCATCTTTAATTCAGATGGCAAATACTCTTGATGGAATTACAGGGCAAAATATTAAAGACCTTGCAGAAGATAGTTCAGCGTTAAAGTCTATTCTGGATCAGAATGGAATGAGCGCAGAATTTCTTGCCAAGGTACTTCAAACTGTCGCTGATGGCGAAGATGGATTTGCATTAATTACTGAAAGTGCGTTGTTGCTTAACCAAGCCTTAGAAGGTATGGTTAGAGACTTTGACCAAGTAACAGAAGCCAAATCTCGTTACGATGCTGCTATGAGTGTTCCTGAAAAGGATGAGGAATTTAAATCTTATGCTGAGGCGTTTAAGGCTTTGAATGAACAATTTGAAGCAGGGACTACTAATAGCAACGCATTTTGGGCGGCGGCTGAATTTTTATTTGGAGCAGAACAACTTCAGACATGGGGTTGGTCAGATGGTCTTAATGAGATTTATGCTGCAATGCAAAAGAATGTTAGCATTTTTGAAGATGCTGATTCTGCTGGAGCAGGATTCTTAGAAAGACTATATGAAATTGCAGAAAATGGCAAAGTTCTTGATGAAGATGGTAACATTCTCGCTACAATCGAAAAATTTACAGATGGTTCGTTTACATTTGATATTGATGCAACGTCAATAGACGAAATTGCTCAAAAATTAGGCATTACAGAAGAAGCAGCATTGTCATGTTTAAAAGCATTATCAATGTGGGGCGATATTGATTTTTATAATGTCGAGGAAGTTCTTGATGCTATTGAAAAAATTGGGCTTTCTTCTGATTCATTGGAAGGAACTGCAATTAATATTGATGCTTTAACGGATCAGTTAATCTCTTTGGGTTATACCAATAAAGATATTTATGATCTGTTGCAAACATTACAAGGTGTTGAGGGAGTTACGTTTTTATCTGCATCCTCCGATGTAGATACTTTAACTAACAGCTTAACAAACTTGGGGTTGGCTACAGATGATGGTATTGAAGTTAAGGTGAATACTGAAAGTCTGTCTATTTTGATGGAGCAATTAAGTTTTACCAAAGAGGATGCTCAAGGATTAATTACAAAATTGGATGAAGCTGATGGCATTACATTAACGAATGCTAAAGGTGAAGTTCAGGATTTGCAAAGTGTATTGCAATTTATTGATACTTTAGATTTTGCGACTGTTGAAAGTAAAGTTAATAGTCTTGGTGAATCAATAGATGATGTTGACGCTTCATCAACCGATAATGCACAAAGTCAGTTGGAGGCTATTGGTACTTCTGCGGAAACAGCAGAAAGTAAAGTACATGATTTGCAGACTACAATCAATGGTTTAACTGGTAAAACGGTTACTGTTTCTGTTGATGTTAAGAGAAAAAATAGTTTGCTTAGTATGCTTGGCTTTGCCAAAGGAACTAAAAATGCTCCTGATGGTGCTGCATTAACTGGCGAAGAAGGTGCTGAACTTATTAAGTCTGGTGATCAGGCTTATTTAGCTGGTACAAATGGCCCTGAAATTGTTCATTTAAATCAAGGCGATACTGTATATACAGCAGAGGAAACGAAAGATATTTTAAAGAGTGGCAAATATCTTAGTGGTTCGATTCCTGCTTATTCTGGTGGCTATAATGGCGGTGCAAGTGGAACAATCAAGCCAAAGGGCGGAACTTATAAGTCTGTTTTGTCTGGTAATAATTCTTCTACTACAACGAAAGAACTGAAAGATGCGGTAAAAGAAACTGAAAATCTTGAAGATGCTTTAGAAGATACATTAAAGAAAATGAAAGAGGTTATGGATGATCTTATTGGAGATTATGAACATACTATTTTCATTATGGAACATAAAGGCGTAAACTCCAATGAAATTATTAAAATCTATAAAGCAATGCAGGATGCAGTACATCAACAAGCAGAGGAATATCGTGCATTAGGGCTTGATGAAAATTCTGATTATATTCAAGAATTGCAAAAACAATGGTGGGAATATCAGGATAGTATTCAAGATTTAATCATTGAAACATATGAGAAATCTGTTAAAGAACACGAAAACGCTATTACCTTAAATGAAAATTGGCTCGACAAGGCAATTACAAATAAGGACTTTAGTGGGATCACAAGATATACGTCTGATATTATTAGTCATTATAAAGCGATGCAGGATGAGATACATCAACAAGCGGAGTATTATCGTTCTCTTGGATATTCTGATACCAGTGATGAAGTTAGTAAACTGTCAGATTTGTGGTGGGACTACTATGATAAAATTGCCGAGACTTCTGCTAACGCATGGCAACAAGTAGTAGATAATGTCAATGATGCAGTTGATGAAATTACTGGCCTGTATGATACATTGAAGGACGCTGCTCAAGAGTATGCCGATAGTGGCTTTATTACCATTGATACTTTACAAGAGATTTGTTCTTGGGGTGTCCAGTACCTTGCCTATTTGAAAGATGAAAATGGACAATTAGTTATCAATGAAGAAAGTCTGCAAAAGGTGATTGCGGCACGTACTGAACAAATGGCGGTTGAAACTGCGTTAAGTTATGTGCAACAGATTCGTAGTGCGATTGAGCGCAACGAAATCACTGAATTGATGAACTTGACATTGGCAACTGAGCAGACCACAACAGCTACATGGGATTTAGTGTATGCGCAGTTAAGGCTACTGAATGTATCTGGTGATCTGAATGATACGATGTACGCTGGAGCATTGCAGAACATTAACAACCTTCGTGCGCTGTCTGGTATTGCTATCTCCAGTATTGGTAAGGTAGAAGGCTCTGTAAAAGAGGCTAACGAGTCTGCAAAGAAAGCCCTGAAGGAGCAAGGCGATTATCTGGATGACTTGCTGAAATATGTCATGGAAATGATTAAACAGGAAGTCAAGAATCAGATTGAGGCTTTGGAGAATCAAGTTGACAAGATGAAAGATATTGTTGACTTGCAGAAAAAGTCACTCGAACTTGAGCGTGAAAAGGACAACTACACTAAGAATGTTGCTGAAAAGACAAAGGAACTGGCAAAACTTCAACAGCAGCTTGCTTTACTGGAGTTAGATGATAGTCGTGAATCTGCGGCAAAACAGGCAAAGTTGAAAGAGGAAATTGCTGATTTGTCAAATGACTTGGCTGATGATCAGGCCGATCACGCATATGATGCAACCAGCGATATGCTTGATGATATGTTTGATGCCTACGAAAAAGAGAAGAAGAAAGAAATTGAAGTCCTTGAAAATAGTATTTCTTCTGAAGAAAAGTTGTATCAACTTGCTATCGAGCGAATTCAGACGCAATGGGACACTCTTTATCAGCAGCTTCTTGATTGGAACTATGAGTACGGCACTGTCACAAATAATGAGATTACTGCGGCTTGGGATGCGGCGTGTATTGCTGTTGAAAAGTATGGTAGTTATCTTAATGCTGTTCTGCAAACGCAACAGCAACTTACGGCATTGGAGGCCAGTTCCAGTTCTTCAAGTAGCAGCACAATCATTGGCGGTGGGTTGACTGGAACATCTACTACTCCGAATGTGATCGGTAACTCTGGTAATTATGATACCAGTGGTGGGCAAGAAACTGAAAATGTGCATAATATCATTAAAAAGATGTATGCAAATAGCCGAGCATGGGGTAATGCAAGTGAAAGCGAACGAAAGCGGCTGGATGCAGAAAACCTCCAGCTTGGGCAAAGTCTGGCCCGATATGGTATCAACGCTTATCGTGATAATGGTACATGGTATACATCTGATGGTTCATTGCTGTATGAGAAGTATAAGAAATACACTTATCATACTGGCGGTATTGTTGGCGATGATCCTACACTGAAGCAGGATGAACTTTTTGCGAAGCTGAAAAAGGGCGAAGCCGTATTTACCAAGGAACAGCAGAAACCTATTTATCAAGCATTAGACTTTGCAGAAACTATGTTAGGCAAATATGGCAAAGTGATTAATTCTATTTCTGATACTGACCTTATGGGGAGCAGGATGCAGGAACAGATTAAGCAGGATGCCCAGCAAACACAGACAGTCGTTGAGAATAGTGGTATGTCGAATGAATTTAACTTGACGTTCCCAATGCAAGTTTTGCAAAAGCTGGATGATGCTGAAATCAAGAGCCTGACAAAAAAGATCAGTAATTATACCATTAAAGAACTTGATAGTGTATTTACTATGCGTGGGAAAAGAAGTTTGAGATATTAACCACATTTGTTATAGCAGAGGGCAATTTGCTCTCTGCTATCTCTATATTCATAGAAAGGAGGTCATTGTTTGGTCATTAATTTTTCAAAATTGAATTTTCGTAAACGCCCTAATTTTATTATACGGAATTTTGATGGGAAAGCGATAGGTGTATTAGGACATATTATAAAACCAGAAGCGATAATTAGATATAGGGACTTTTCAGAAATTTCTTTTACATATCCATCACACGTTAATGGGAAAAAACTGAGCGAATATGATCTTCTGACTGGCATGAGGATTATTGATGTAGAAGGGTTTGGACAATTTATATTACATAATCCAGCAGAAAATGATAACGGAGTAAAGTCAAGCAAAAGTTGTTCTGGCTATTCTTTGGAATATGAATTTACAAATAAGAGTATTTCGCTGGAAGAAGGAACATATAACTTTTGGAATCCGTTTGCGCCAGATAGCACTATTTTAGGTATTATTTTGTCGGAAATGCCTTCTTGGAGTCTTGGTACAGTTTCTTCAAGTTTAATTGGTAAATATCGAACATTTAGTGTTGATGGCTTGTCTATTTATGATTTCATGAAATCTGAATTGGAAAAGACATATGAATGCGTTTTTGATTTTGATACTTATAATCGAAAGATTAATGTGCGCAATAAATATGATACTGTTCCAACAAAGCCAGTTTATATTTCGACAAGCAACCTCGCAAAAGAAATTGTAGTGGAAGAAGATATTGATGATCTGTTTACAGTATTAGACGTAAATGGTGCAGATGGTGTTGATATTCGTAGCGTGAATCCAATGGGAGAAAATCGGATTTATAATTTGGATTCGTATATGACTGAGGAATACTTTTCAGCAGATATTATTCAAAAGTGGAATCGTTGGAAGATAACATTTGAAAGTTATCAGACTTTGTATTATTCCATAGTCATTGCTCAAAATATGCAAATTTCACGTTATGCTACTGAGAGTGCTGTTTTGACAGATATGCAAGGCGAATTAACAGGACTTGAATCACAAAAGGCCGCATTACTTCAAGCTGTTGCAATGGATAGTTCTTTGCAATCAAAATTGAATACTGTCAATTCGCAAATAAAGTTTAAAGAAAGTGAGATTAATTCTCAAAATAGTTTGCTTACTACAATTCAAAATCAAATCAGCAACTATACAAGCCAGTTAAAACAGATAAATAAGGAAACGGCATTTTCATCATTTTTCACAGATAATGAATTGAAAATTTTAGACCGTTACTTTAAGTGTGGTAGTTTAACTGACAGTTCTTTTGTGGCGAGTGAAGTAGATAGTTATTCGTCTGAATCAAGTGTAACTCGTGGATTATCGTCTGTTTTTAATATTGCTAATTGTACGGCTGTCAGAATGGCAACGTATACAAGTGATATTACATTTTATACTATTCGTGGTGGTTTTATTAATGTCAATGATTCTCAACTTAAATTGAATGCAGATGTTGTGAGTGGTACATTACAAGTCAATCGTGATAACACTTTTGTAATGTCATTGTATTTAAACCAAGGATCAATTAATGGTAATACATTTCCAAGTGGAACATTATCGTTGACTGGTAGATTATATACGAACGTGTCTTATGGTGATACATCTATTCGGATTAACACATCTGCTACAACGGCATATATGACCTATGAAACAAGTGAATATCAAAGAATGTCGATTGCATGGGATTTGTTTGAATATGGAAAAGATGTTCTTGATAAGAAAGCATATCCTGTATATCACTTTACAGTCGATAGTTCAAATTTCTTTGCAATAGATGACTTTGTTTCATTTGCAAAAGAATTTACATTAGGTGAAAGAATTTATTTGCATCTGAATATGGGTGTAATTGAACCTATTGTAACTGGCGTATCAGTTGAATTTGATGATTTATCAAAACTTGAATTAGAGTTTGCAAGTGATTTTCAAATTAAGAATGGAAAATTCAGCTTTTTAGATAATTTAGATGAATCTGTGTCTATAAGTAAGACTTTGGATTTTAACCAATTCAACTACAGCAATTTCGTTAATAGCGGTGCTAATACCAATATCAAGAAATTTATGGATTCTGCTCTTGATACCATGAAGAATATGATTCTGTCTGGTACACATAACGAAATCACTATTGATCAAGCTGGGTTACGCTGTCGAAAATATGATGAGGCCAGTGGTGGCTATAGTCCAAAGCAAATCTGGATGGCCCATAATGCTTTGATGTTTACAAACGATGGATGGAACTCTGCAACTATCGGTATCGGTGAATTTGTTGATAAGAACTTGGGATCGTTATATGGCATTGTAACTCCTGCTCTGGTAGGAACTATTCTTGCTGGTAACAATCTGATTATTGAAAGTGAAAAGACTGATGGTGGTGTTGCCGTTTTCAAGATGGATGGAGAAGGTGCTTCGCTGCATAATGCTTCATTTAATCTTTATGGTAGCACTGGCGGCAGAATTGATTTAGGAGCCGTATTTGGTATTGTTGGTGGTGGCGATAAGAACACTATGTTTTACTATAACTCTAAAGGCCAGCCAACAGGTGTCAGGACAGCAAATAATCGTAGCGTAACAAGAATTGCAAACTTAGCATCTAATGATACACCTAATGCAAATTTCTGGATTGATATGTATGGTGACGTGTACTTAAAAGGTACGATTGACGCTGTTGCTGGTATTTTTAGAGGTTCACTTGAGGTTGGTGGCCCTACTGCATTTCGTGTTGATTCGCAGGGCAATTTGAGTATCGGTGGTACTGCTACTAATCCAAATTTCTATGTTGATGCAAACGGAAACATGAGAGCGAAAAGTGCAGATATTAAAGGCCGTGTTGATGCTTCTTCACTGTATATTGGTGGCAGAAATATTCTGACAAATACATCTGGCAGTAATAACTTGGCAACCAGTTCTTCTAAGATTGATTCTGACTATCTTGATCTGTATGGTATTACCATTAGAAACAAGTCAACAAACGCTGTTACGTTCCAAGTGACAGATAATGGTGCTGTTACTATTAATGGTAATATCACAATGGGAGCAGGAAGTTCAATAAATTGGGCGACAGTTGATGAAATCAATCCTACTATGAGTCAGGCATATCAACGTGCAAACGGAGCCTACAACTATGCTGATGATGCTTGGAGATATGCTGGAGATGCGTATACACGTGCTAATGGTGCATACAATCTTGCTTATGATGCTCTTGATGATGCGGATGCCGCATATCGTTACGCCAATGATGCTTATAATTTTGCTTGGGATAATAGATGTAATGATTTGAATGTTTTTAATGTTTTAACAAGTGGCGGAACACGATTCGGGATTTTTAGTGATTCTTATGGCGGTAGACTTTATATTAATGCGAATTATATTAGGTCTGGCACGATTGATGCTGATATTGTTACATTAGGAACAAGAACTGGCGGTTTTTGTTGCGCTCAAGGTAGTGATGGAATTCGTGTCACCAATGGAGCAAAAATGTATGGCTCTGCTGGCCCATATGCTGATTATTATGTTTTTGTGAGTAATGCGGGAGCATTAATGTCAGGTGGTAGTGCGCAGTTTTATTGTGCTGGTAGTAGTATTCATGCAAATCGTGAAATCACTGTAGATTCTGATAGAAGATTTAAGAACAATATTCTATACAATATCGACAGATATGAAGATTTTTTCTTGAAACTTAATCCTGCATCATTTCTTTTGAATAAGCAAGAAGATAAAAAGCGGCATATTGGGTTTATTGCTCAAGACGTTGAAGCTGTGCGGAATGAATGTGGTTTGTCAGAAGATGAACTTGCCTTATTAGAAACATTTGAACGTGAAGATGAAAATAGCGAATTGCAAATTTATTATGGAATTAGATATGGCGAAATAATTCCTGTGTGCGTTCACATGATTCAAAAGTTATTTAAAGAAATTGAACGCTTGAAATGTCAAATTAAGGAGGATGACTAAATGGAAAAAGTGGAAATTTTAAATAGGGTCGATGCTGTATGTAAGGCTCTTGACAATATTTCTGTAATGGGGATTCAAAATGCTGGCAATTTGGCGGGGTGTTATGCAATTCTGAATGAAATTCGTATTGCTTTGCAGGATGAAGCAAAGCAGAATGAAGGAGAGAAAAAGACAGAGTAAAAATGATTGTGAGGTGAGTAGATGGGGTTTATCGCAAAGCGGTTTTCTTTCAATAGAATCCCATGTGAACAATTTGGACTACGGATTTTTGATATTGATGGGAATACCAATGAAGCTACTCCCTTTGCCAGTACAGGCAAATTACAAACTGATGTGATTCCGTCCAAGGGACGGACTTTTTTATATGGTAGATCATTTGAAAGTCCACTTGAATTTAATTTAGTTTTTGGTGTCGATCCATCGGAGATACTAAGCATGGATGAGCATTTGGATCGCTATGAGATGAATGCTATCGCAAACTGGTTAGCTGGACACAATACATATCATTGGCTGGAGATTGAACAGCCAGATTTAGAAATGATTCGTTATCATTGTGTAATCAGTGACTTACAGCCGATTCAATTATCTTGGTTGCCGTGGGCGTTTACAGCAAAAGTAACTTGCGATTCACCATATGGATATATGTTTCCTAAGAGTTTCAATTATTCATGTAGTGGTGTTTCAAATATTCAACTGATTAGTCGTGCTACTATTAATCGACTTTATTATCCAAAAATGAAAATTCAACTAAATGGCAGCAATACAATTTCAATAGTTAATCAATCTTGTGGTAATTCGGAGTTGAAATTCTCTGGATTGCCACAAAGTTATTTCTTGACAATTTCGATTGATAATGATTTGAGCATAATTGAATCTTCTGATGATGCCTATTCTAACTTATATCAATATTGCAATTTTAATTGGTTTCCATTGAAAAAAGGCATGAACAAAATACGTGTAACAGGTAATTGCATTTTGGATTTCATTTGTGAATTTCCTGTGGATTGTGGAGGGTGATTTATGAGGCGTGATATTTACACAATGCCAGAAGTAATGTTCGTTTCAGGCCAGTCCAATACTTTTCACTGGCATTTATTCACAATGACTAAAGTTCCATTTAATGCAGATGGTTGTACTGGCAACTTTGCTGTCGTTGATTATTCTGATCAGACTGGCGATCCGTTAATTTCAAAGCCACTTACATTTCTTATTGGTGATGATGAAGTGAAAAATGTTGCTGCGGTCGATTTAGAACCACGTGATACTTTGGGATTACACGGAAAATACATTTATCAAATCACTATCAAAGATGTTGATGGAGAAGTAGAAGTCCCTAATCAGGGATTCTTGCAAATTGTACATAACATCAATGAAAGTTTTTTGAAATAGATAAACCAAAAAATATTATGAAAGTGAGGTTGAGAGTAAGATATGACTTCTACATATTTTCTGAACTGTATTATGGGCAACGTTTTTAAAACGCAAACAAGTCCGGGATTGCCAAGTAAAGTATATCTTGGTTTAAGTTCTTCCGCTCCTGATGTAGATGGTTCTGGTGCAACTGAACCTCTTGCATCGGCTGGATATGCACGTGTAGAATTAACATCTTTAGATGTTCCTGCAAACGGTGTAATTACTAATAAGAATGAGATTTCTTTTCCTGAGAGTTCTGCAAGTTGGGGTACAGTGACGCATTTTGTTTTATACGATGCGCCTACTAACGGTAATTTGCTTATGTTTAATGTATTATCACAGGCTCGAAGTGTTGAAACTGCAACAATCGTTATGGTTAAAACAGGTAGCTTGAAGCTGACCTTGGCAAATCCAGCAGCACCAGCAGTTCCAACCCCGTAAAATTATTCAAAGAAAGTAGGTGAGATAATTGCAATCATTTGATGTTTATTTAAAGAAGCGGCTCACCGAAATTGATGTTATTATCACGCAATTAGTTCAAAGAGATTCTTTTTCAATTTATGATTGGCTATACATATATGCGACATTAGATGATATTGAAGTGCGTAAGAGTTTGAAGGTTGATGCTTCAATGATTTTGGACACAACAATGGAAAATATTTTAGAAATTGTTGCAGAAAAAATTCATAATGAATTTTATGTAGATGTTGATATGGATTTGGTGAACCAAGTAATTACAGGTGGGGAAACAGAAATGGTTTCGTTTGCAAGTGAACTTGATGTTACAGAAAAATCATTCACTGGTGGCGATTCTTCTCTGGAAATTGCTGTTGATCCGCTTGATTATTATATTGCTCATTCATTCGGCGATGTTGAGTTTGATATGCAATTACTGGTTAATGAACTTGATACTTTGAAATACAGTTTCGAGAAGATTATAAATGATGCAGAATTGTTGGCAGATATTGATTTTGCAAGCGTGAAAAACATTGGGGTAGATGAATCTGAAATGTTTCTTGATGTTGAGCCAACAGATATTTTTTATTTGCTTACAATCGCTGGTCAAGCAATTTCATATATGAGTGCATCACCTATTGAAAAGTATATTTTAAAAAAGATGTTGTATGGTGTGGAATCCGAAATGTATCTAAGTGCAAATGCAGATATAGATTGGCAACTGCAAAAGTTTATTGAGATTGACAATTCCTTGAATCTACTTGTGGAAATGACAGAAGTTTTGATTCAGTTTATTTCTGGACAATCTGAAATGTATTTAGACTGTGAGGCAAGCGCAGGCTTGAAACGTTATCGGTTGTTATCTGAAATGGACGATCTTACTTTGAGTGATTTTGATAATATGACTTTGAACGAAGTCGATTATGTGATAATTACAGAATAACATAAAGAACTCGATTTATAAAAGGTGGTGAAGTAATGGTAAGAAAACAAGGTGGATTGATCCATCAAAATTTCCTTGCAAACGAGAATGTTGTTGAACGTTGTTTAGCGGAAATTAAAAAGGTGGAGCCAAGTTCACGTGCTGACAAATTATATCATATCACCATGAAAACAGCGGCTTATACTGAATTTATTATGGATGGGTTTGAGTTCACAACTGATGGTTTGGGCAATTTTTCAAGTATTGCTCTTGGTGGTACAAATACCGCAGAAATCAAAGAAGTAAAATTCAAAAAGCCTGTAAGCGATTGTATCATTTGTTTTATTTATTAAGGCGGTGATGTGATATGTCTATGGCCTATGGTTTCTATTGGGGTGTATTCTATCCCGTTCACAGCCCTCCGTATGAGCCGCCCGGAGGCGGTGATGATCCTGTTATTACTGGTAGCTGCTTTGCTCCAGTAGGACAGCCAGAGGACTATAAAGGGTTCCTTTTTAATACCGCTGAATTACGTTCAGATTATATTCTGTATGCTTAAAGGGAGGCGGTGACTGATTGAATGAATTTCGTTTATGAGTTGTTAAGAGCAGGAACAACACAGGCTAATTCTGATTCTGGTTCCGAAGTTGCACGAAAGATTAACGATAACTTCAAAAATGTTCAGGATAAATTTACAGAATTAGATAAAACAATCCAAGAAGGTGTCACTGTTAATGTTCCTATTGGTGATGCAACTACGGCTGGTATAGTAAAATCCAGCGATTCAGAAAACATGGTTACTATTGGCAAAGACGGCACAATGGAGGTCGCCTCGCTGAATGTAAACAAATTAAAGCAAGATGATGGCGATTACATCATTCTTGACGGTAACATTTAAGAATATTAGGAGGTAATTGATTATGGCTACTACTAAGACTATTACTGTTCAGTATAAACTTCGTGGTGATGCTCTGGCTAATCTGGAGGCCAAGAATGCTGTTTATGGTGTGAACGAGCCTGTTGTGGTTCTGGTTCCTGCCGATGCTGATGCTGGTACAAAGGCTGCTACTCTGCTGAAGTTGGGTGATGGCACTACTGCGTTTAATGATCTGCCCTATGTTACTGCGTTGGCTGGCGATGTACCTGAGTGGGCGAAGGCTGCTACTAAGCCTGAGTATACGGCAAGCGAGATTAAGAACATTGACAGCTATATTGCTGGCAAGGTACAGGATACCGATACTCAGTACAAGTTGGAGCAGGACGCTACTGATCCTCATGTTCTGATTCTGTCTGCAAAGACTTTGGACGATGAGGATTACACTGAGGTCACTCGCATTACTACTGCCGACACTACTTATACTGCTGCTGATGGTGCTGTGACTGTTGATGCAACTGCTAAGACTATTGGCGTGAATGTGTCTGCTGACGCTGACAACGGCTTGCAGAAGAAGGCCGATGGCCTGTATGTTAAGGATCGCACTGTTGATGTGGTGAAGAAGGCAACTGCAAATGCTGGTTATATTGCTTCTTATCAGGTGACAGTGGATGGC